CATTGACTGGCTTCTACGCACTCAGTACGGAGACAATGACCGTGTTCAAGTACTTCGTGCATGGCTGAAATCCTGTCTTGTCGGTCAAGGTCACGAGATTCAAAGATTCCTCGAGCTCATTGGCCCCGGCGGAAGAGGGAAATCAACCTTCGCAAACCTATGCTGTGCCTTGGTTGGAGCTCGTAATTATGCGAGTACGACTCTTAACCAACTCGAGCAATCCCGGTTTGAAGTTGCATCTATTAAGGGCAAACGTCTTACCTTGATCAACGACTCGGAACGTTACGGAGGATCTGCACAGATCTTTAAAGCACTGACCGGTGGCGATAACCTTCGTTTTGAGGAAAAAAATAAAAATGTTGGTGAACCTTTTGTCTATACCGGAATGGTCATGGTCTGCGCCAATGAACCAATTCAAACTACCGACAACACCTCTGGACTCACCCGTCGCCGCCTAACCGTAGAGTTCAATCGATCGCTCTACAACAAGAACTCTGAAGCCAAGGAGATGATTAAGGTCGATAATGGGGTCGTAAAAGGCTTATGGAAGGATTGCATACCCGGTTTAGTGAATTGGGTACTTCAAATGACCGACGATGAAATGCGTCAGTACTTGCTTGACACTTATGAGATGGTTCCGTCTTTGAAGCGTGTCCGCAATGAAATCATGCTCAACAGCAATAATCTCGTCGAGTGGCTTCAGTCCGAGGCGGTACTAGATGAAAAAGCTGTCACTCCTGTTGGTAAAAAAATTCCAGCAGCAAAGGATGCACAGGAACGGTATTGCAACAGTAACTTTCACTTGTACGCGAGTTACGCATCCTATTGTGAAGACACGGGATCGAAACCTGTTGGTCAGAAGCGATTCATCGCTCTCCTCCTTGATTGCACCAAAAATCAACTTGGTCGTGACACTGTCACTGGTTTCACTAAATTTGGTAAGCCTTATCTGAAGGGGATTGCTCTTCGCAACTCTGATCAGAAATTTAGGAATGCTCCTACCGTTCTCCCAGAAAACCGCCAACAGGAGGCAAATGGACAAGCATCAGAAGGAGAACTGGGAGAAGATCGCAAAGCATCTTGAGGATTTAGGTGCTACTGATAATGACTACTATTTAAGAGCAAAAGCGATTACTGAAGGAAATAAGGATCCGGTACAGAAAATTTCACCTCTTACCGTGCTTAGAACGCTTGACTGATGACCTTCGAGGAACACGAGGTCAGCATAAAATTAAATGGGCGAGCTGTAAAACTTCTGCTCAATCTGCTTATAGATGCTCATAAAAATTGGCCGGGTGGCAATCCCCAAGAGCAGGAAGATTTATACACACTTAAAAACGGCTTTTATCGGGCCTATATGGACTGTATATTTACGATGGAATCAGACAAACCCAGGTAACTGTGGCCCGGATCCTCCTCGAGGTAGTGACGGGGTTATAGGTACAAAACCACGTCTAATACGTTCGTCCATAAAGGGTGAATCAAGATGTGGTGCCTTAATTATTGTTCCAGGTGGCGCGAAATTACCTCGCACGTAGCGAGGCATCTCGGCCAAAAGTGGCCCCTCCGTCGCTGTCACCTGTGTAACTTCAGGCCCACCAAGCATTTGCTGTGAAGCGTAAGCCAACGTTTGTGCAGGTTTCCCCGTCTCTTGCTCGGAAATCATTCCCCTCTTCTTCATAAAACCTTGAAGAAAATCTCCATTCGCCATCACGGCTGGAAAGTCGTTGTCACCCATAATTAACGAAAAAGATCACGCGCTAAATTGCCGATACCCTGAGCAGCTATTCCTGTAAGGCCTGCAGACAGGGCTCCTCCAGGATTACCACTCGCAAATAAATTATTCATACCGCCTAACATTGGATCTAAAAGATCAGTCTTGCGTTGTTGGCTTCTCATCCTATTTTCATAATCACCCTTCTCTTTAAAAAAACGATCAGCAGCAAAACTTGAAAGAAAATCTTTTTCAGGACTTCCTTCCTCATCCCCTGATTGGAAGAAATAGCTTGGTAAACCTGAATCAAACATGATTAGCCTCTTAAAGCGTTTTGAATGTAGCCAGCAAGAAACATCTTGCCAGGCTCCTGGGAAGCAGCATTCATAGGGTTGGTTTTTTCAGCTGCTTTAATGTTGGCCTCAGCATAAGGAGCACTGACAGCCTGCCCTTGTGTGGCATAACCACCTGGTAGCTTCTCTTGGCGACGTGGATCACCTAGTTCAGCGTTCATATCAAGACCCTGTGGGTCGAATCCTGCGGGGTTGTACATCATGATTAGTTAAAGTAACTTCCAAATTTTGATTTCGCAAACTCTTTTGCAAAATCCTCTTCCTTTGTTGGAGAAATGTCGAACTCTGTTGGTGATTTAGAAATTGGACTTCCCGCTCCATACTGTTTCTGTTGTTCGAATGATCCAGCTGTTTCACCTCTTACAGCAGTACCAGTGTCAAACATGGTGTTATCAGGTATGTCAGCTTGGCGCCTTTGCTCCTTAATTAACTCACGTTGAGCAAGCATTGGATTCACCTTGGCCCAAGCCTGCATATTTTTATCTCCCGCATACATATTCTGGATTTCATCCTGATTAACACGGCCCAAAGCACTTTGTGATGCGTACATCGATGCAATGTTGGTATCTGTCTCAGGTGCTCGGAGCTGATTCCCTAGTTCCTCCATTGCAGATGCATCTTGAGGCGCTCCCTTACCTCTTGATCCTGCACCGAATACATTATTAAACTCAGGAGTTTGGAAGTAACGTTGATACTGACCTTCAAGAGTATTATCAAACTGCTGCGATGTTAAAGGTGTTGAAGTTTCTGTTGTGATCTTTTGTCTATCAATATCTCCTGGACGCACACCTTCTTCAAAATTGCTTCCGCCTGGTAAAACTGTAAAATCAGTGCCTCCGAATTGACTCATACGTGATTGACCTTTTGTACGGCCCTTCTTTGCATAATTTTTAGCAAAGTCAATTGCAGGTGGTAAAAAAGTTGCACCGAGGCCTAAAGCTGCTAATCCCGTAGAAATAGCTTTTGCTCCGTACAAAGCTGGCATTACAAAAGGGAGCATTTACCTAATCGTACAGAAATATCCTTTATACAATAGTAACACTGACTAGCAGATCAATGGAACTTATCAAGACTTTCCCGAAAGGTTCGACTGTTATGTTGATACATCAAGAGTTCAATAGCAAGGAATACAGAACATGTTCTCCCTCGGGTGGTTTGTGTACTTACGACACATGCATTGATCGTGCGTTGGAATTAGCTCAGGTATATGAGGACTACTACAACCACAAGCCCGCTAAAACGTTCGACGAGAGTATTAATTTCTAGAGGGTGGACACCAAAATCCGCTAGCCTCGTCGCGGAAATGCATTGCGGCACAGCAGGTTTGACCAGTTATCTACCAAACATAGTTTTAGAACCGGGTTTTTATTTAGACGTATAGGAAAGGGGTCTAGGTGATTGTGAGATAAAAAATGAACGCACAATGACCTAGGCCCCCTCTCTATAAAAAGAACTTAAAAGACGCTTTTAAATTCATCTTTGGTAGATAAACCGAGATCCATTGACATGACTTGGCTCTGTCGTTAGGGTTTGCTCCTGCAGACTCTCCCCCTAATGGAAACCCTGAAATTCTTCCGCAACAACGGTCTGATTCCACCGGACGTCGTGGTCTTCGCAAAAGCTTTTCAAATTTTCATGAGGTTGGTGGGCAAGGACGCTTGCTGGGACATCAGTAAGTCCAGGCACAGCATTTTTTCAGGGTTCATCAACAGCAAGCGAAACCACTTGTTTTATAAAACTTTGGACGCCAGGCCTTTTTTATTGGCCATGGTCGGTAAGTTTCCCGATGAAATAAATCGTGTGATTGTCAGGAAGCACTCATGCAATTGCAAGTACTGCTTGAACCCCTCTCACTATTACTACGGGACAATGGCGGACGTACGCCTGGAAACGAATCAAAGAAAAGGCGACTCTCTTACTCCTGAGGTTGTCGAAAAAATACGCACAGCTGACGAGTGGCTTTCAAGCACAGAGATCTCCAGACGTCTTAAGATTCCTTATCAGAGGGTGCGAAAGATACGTGTTGGAATCACATTCGATTCCCTGCAAAAAAAAGACCAACCCTTTACCCTCAGCGAGGGTTGGGAAACGCTGGATGCAGTCCTCCAGCAGCTCTCGTCCAGTCATCCTGACGAGGTTCGTCGCTACGAGCTCGACTACCACATGACAAATGAAAAGGAGTGCCCCTGGCACCGACACGGCACCGAGGGACATAAAGGTCGATTCGGCCACATGGGCGAATGCCTGGATTGCCTCGAGGAGCTCGAGAAGGGGCGCTGTACCGTCGATGTCACTAGGTTCGATTATCGCTGGTATTGGACCGTTAAACGCTTCTGGGACCAGGTCGATGTACGCGGTCCAGATGAATGTTGGCCTTGGCTAGGCGCAACCAAGAAAGGTGGTACGGAATCTGTCGCCTACTGTCCTTCACCTGTGCACTCCGGCGCCACGCAATCAGCGATGCGCGTTGCATTTTGGCTGAGTAGAGGATTTGTAGGTAAGTACAGAATTCATACCAAAAAAGGCTGCGAAAAATTCTGTTGCAACCCGCTGCATCTAGAGGCACGTGGACTTGACGATGTACTTGAGCCATCTAAAATTGAAACGATTCAGTTGAATTATGTCAACATCTTTAGCCACTTCAAAGAAGCCAGCACACAAAGAGGTGATGGTGGTGGCCAGCAACAACCACCTTCCTGAAAAAAATTATTGCGCTCTTGTCAATATTGGGGGTGAACTCACCTGGAGTGTTTCCTGGCACGATGATTTCGAGGAGGCTGAATTAGATCTTCGCTGCATGATCAATAACCTCAACTACGAGTTAATTGAAACGAAGGCTTGCGAGGGGGTATATCCTGAGCGGGTTATAATGATGGAAGAAAAATATCAATCGTCTGGAAGGACTAATGGTCTCTTTACAGGATTAATGACTGAAGATGTCAAGATTTCTGACGACAATCCCCAATAACTCAGGCTTTGCAAACCTTGGAACTGTTGAAGCTTACCCTACCGGAGGTACAGGGCCTACTGCTTATGGCCCAACCTCCTACTTCGGCTCTGATCCACTCCCTGCGGAGCCTGGAGATAGCCTTTATACTCCTATTGATCTGGGCGATTTCTCTTCTGTATTCCGCTCGATCACACTAAATGGTTCCCACGGGGGGCTATCACGTAAAACTACTACTTTTTATAAAATCAGGATTAACAAATCCAGATCAATTCAATTCACACAGAATTTCAGTCAGTTTAGTTACACCCAAGATACAAACAGAAATACTCTTTTAGCGTTCTATAAAATTGAAGACGGCAGTAGAAGAGAAGAACTTCCTATTAACAACCAGGGTTATGTATCACCTGAATCTTCAATTGATTACAACCAGGAGAATCTTCGCCTAGAAGATTATCCAAGCACACGGCTTGATCCCGGGGAATATTTGTTTCTTATTACAAACGATATTAGGTTTTTAGAAACTAATTATTCAATCTCTATAAACGTATCCGTAGTTGACTGGCGTTTCGTCAACGAAATCGTTGATGAATCTATTGATTTCGGTCTAGCGTCAGCAACAGTCGCTTCCGCTCTCGATTTCGGCAGCGTCTAAGGAGATCAAGCTTTGTCTTCAGGCATGGTGACCTTGAAGATGTCGTTTTTGCGTTTCGCGTATTCAGGATCAAACACACTTGGATCAACAAGAGAAGCAGATGTCTGGCCCTTCTGAGAGGTTGCTTTCTGCAAAGCTTTTTTAGCTTGATCAACGTTGGTCAAAGCAGCTTTTTGGGCTTCATCTGACCCCTGCTGTAAATTCACCGTACCCGAGCCTTTAGAAATCGGTCGCCCCTCCTTATCACGAGCCACCTCCATAATTCCTGGATCCTTGAATTGTCCAGGCAACGATGCTGCGTAAGAAGCTCGCTCCTGCATCTCACGCCCACGCATACGCTCCGCCAGCTCAGCCGAAGTACCGACTTCAGTCTCTCGATCTTTCTGCAAGGAAAGAATTTGCTCATCAAGTCGCTTTCCGAAAGCAGCAACGTCTTGATAGCTCTCTTGCGGAATTAATGTCCGATACAGCTGTGGTGCCGTAGGAGTAGGCATCACAATTGTCGGTGGTGGTGGAGGCGCTGGCTTACTCCCCATTGTTTTATTTCATTCTGATTTCTATACTGATTCTATCTGTCACAAACCCGTAAACACTTTGGGCAGTATAAACGCCGACAGGAGCGAGAATCAGCACCAGCAGCAACTCAGCGTAAGTGATGTGGCGGCGCATTTTGATAAATACCCTTTTATTCATGAGTTTAGCGAGCTCATAGCAGATCTGTCCACGAATGAGCTACTTAGCTTGATGACAAATCAACAGAAGAACCTTGCAAAGGCACTATGGGAAGCTGAAAACTATGGTGGGGACACGGAAAAAGCTAAGAAACGACTTTCAGAGACACACGGGCCTCAATGGTTTAAATCCATCAAATTCAAAGACTACTTTCACCCGCTCCGTGAATACCGCGAATTGGTTCTAATTCTTGAGCACCAACGTCAATGGGACGAACAAAAAAAATTCGCTAAGATTAATCTAGACAACGTTCTCCAATGACGGAAAATCAGGAGGACTGGCTTGACGTTTTAAATAGGACTCAGTTCGAACCGACGCCCTCGACTGCAAACTCATATCAGAGCTATCGCTTTGCTGATTTAGATATCAGTACTGTCACAGTAGAAAATTACGCCACAGCTTTAGTCCCGTCTCTGGTCAAGCAGGTAGAGATGTTTATACCTCCCTCAGGCAGCTTTGAGACAACTGACCTAAGACGCTACTTAGAACTGGTCTGCGGATACGAAACAAGCACATCTGACCTGGTACTTGGACTGTCTCTTGCTGATCAGATTCGAATTACATTCAGTGATATGAAGATCAGCACCATCTGTGACCGGTATCCCGAAATTAATCTTGCTGAGAAAAGGCGCTACCGCTGTGTGGCGGAATACCTGATCAGGCAAGGCGAACTGACCAAACTGCGAGATGCTGATGGAAAATTGATCAAAAAGATTGGCAACATGCAAAAAGCAGTTGTGTTGTATAAACCGCTTCCTAAGCTACTAGAGACTCTCAAACGCTCTGGACTCAGTAATTTCATCAAGCTTGAGGAGGAAAAAACCGAAGTGCCCGCTGAAAAAACTTGCTAAACTGGTTTATCTGAGGAACATTATGTCAAACCGTCGTAACAAACTTCTCACCAAACTTCTTCAGAGCACTACGGGTGAGACAGAAGAAACACTCATGAAGCTCACAATCGAGCGCATCTGCTCTGATATGTGTGAGTACTATGGAAAGTTTTATAATGCAGAAGGCCCTGGTGTGCTCGTGTTTAAACCAGCCGCCAATGATAAAGATAGTATGTTCTATCTCTGTGTAGACGCACTTATCAATGCCTTGGAAGATTACCGTGATCAAGAGAGTGTCTCCTCTGTCTTCCAAGGTGCAATCCGTAGGGCTGAGCAGATTGACCCGAATAAAGAGTCGCTTTTCTTGGTTCAAGATGATACCGAGCTGGCACTCATTCACTATCGCCACGATGAAGAAAATAGTAATTTTCTTATCTCGTGAAGCACAGAGCAAAATGGCGTTCGCTTAGGAATGTCTATGGGAAGATCGGCCACATCCGCGAGGATTGGTTGACTCCTTGTGACTATCTGCCTTTGATTGACGCCTTGCTTGGAGATCTAGATTTAGATCCCTGTAGTACACACGATGCTAATCAGCAGTTTCTTCGTGCAAAACAGATTTATACCCTTGATGATGACGGACTTAATGTTGAGGCACCCTGGACGGGCAAGACCTATTTGTTCCCTCCGACGTACGGACGTTGTACGTACAGCAAACAACGTGGTACTTGGCGGTGGAGCCCACGCGGAGGCAGTGTATCCAAAGCACCTTCAGTCATCTGGTTTCGACGTCTAGTCAGGGAGTGGAAGCTTAGGAATATTCCCGAAGCACTTTTTTATACAACCTATCCAGAAATGCTCAGAACCTGCCCTGAGATTTGGGATTTTCCTTTATGTTTCCCAAAAGACAGAGCGCATCTGATCCATGGTAGAAAGTATTTCACTCTTAAATCACCTATGTACTGGGGATATTTTGCTTATTTGCCACCAACAGATCTAGGCTTCTCTCAAATTGACAAATTTGAGTCTATTTTTTCAACGATCGGAAGAGTTATCCGGTAGCTCTGAATAGATTTCTGAAAGAACCAATATTTCCAGTAGAAAAAGGTGTTCTCTCACCAAAAACAAACCTATTATCGTTAGCCCTAGAGGCCTTTACGTTCAATGCCTCACTGTCTTTTTTTGCTTCTACAAACCTTTTAAGAAAGCTTTTCGCACTTTCATTGTCGGTAGCAGAGATGTCTTGTCCGGGTTTAACAGTATAACTACCTGCACGCCGGTTATCGATATCGTATGCTTGGCTTAATTGGTCGTTCATCCCTTTATTCTAATGACCCTCACCGAAACACAAACTCAAATCAGTTTGATCTGTGATGACATAAAAGAGCTGTTGATTTATAAAAATCGAAAGTATGGTAATTCAGCGCTCAAACCTGTTCGAATCTTTAGTAAATCCGATAGTGTCGAGCAGATTCTTGTGAGGATTGACGATAAACTTAATCGTATACAACAAGGCGCGGGTCTTCTTGACGAAGATGAAGACGTCATCATTGATTTGATTGGCTACCTCGTGCTTCTCAAAATCGCTTTAGCCCAAAACTCTAAAAATGAAGTATGAAGATTTCATAGCTGCTTACACGCCTGACTTGGCTATTTTTGACGCTATTGATCTTCTGAAACATTTTGACCCGGACGCTCTTGATTACCTAAACCGCGAGGTGGAGTGGACCAAAGTCGATAGAAACGACGAATCACATGACCAGAAGGATCCCAATCCTTAATTTTCTTTTCCAAATACTCAACCGCCTTAATTTGAGAAGGAGACCCTGTGTAAGTCTCCGGCAGATTTAAAAGGCAAACTGACGTGTGGCAATCATGCCGTACAAATGAAGGCATTTTGACGTCTGCAGAAAAATATGTATTTAATTCTGTGCGACGCCTATCCCTCATCAGTTCACCTCCTGATAGCCAATACTTATTGATATAAGGGCTCCACTCCTTAATTAGCTCTCTTTTGCTTGCGTGGCTGTTTATCAGCTCCAATAAACGAGAGTTTTTGAAACCTAAAATCCCAAGACTGTGTGCGAAACTTAGGACAGCGGCCTTCCTGTTTTTGTTGAGGGGCACGTAAACGTACTGCTGCACCTGATCAGAGAAGGTCTGCAGATCTTTTTCAAGCTGCTCCTCAATCTCGTTGGTATAAAGTTTGTCATGCATCGAAACTGCACGACCGAACACCTGCTGACTACCATAGCCGACTCGCCAAAACTTCTCACCATACTCTCGGTAAGAAGCAAAACGCCCCATACCGATAGCAGTACGGGGCGGGGTATATATCTTGATTAATTGAATTCCTTTTTCTGTAAGAAAAGGGTGTTCTTTCCAAACACGTGATTTCTTACGGGACGACAACCTTAGCGATGTAGCTGACTTCAGAATAACCATCCAGCTTCAAGAGGACAATGTAGTTCTTGGTGGCATTTGTCACCGTCACACCGACTGCGCCTTTGCCTTTCCCAGCCTGTGCGACATTAAATGCCTTCTTATAACCGGTGGGAGCTGAACCAGCTGAGTGGTCATCATCCTGGAAGATCTCCATGGAAATGACACCGGCGGAACGGTCTAAAGAAACAGTGATGTCGCCTGTGGTGCTGGGGTTTACTTCAAAAGCACGTTGACTTAGGCCGGTATTGTTACCAACACCTGCACCTTTGTAAGTGACGTCACTTCCAGAGTCGACTGAGAATGTGTCAAGAGTACCCGTAACAATACGATCAGCCATGGCTATTAAGAGATTTGTCCAATAGTGGAGAAGTTGAACTTGATATCGGCGTCGATACCGTGGTCTTTCAGAATGCCTAGGAACATCTGACGGTCAAGAGCTTTTTGATGAAGCATTTCGATAAATGCTTCCTCTAACTCATCTCGATCCAGGCCTTGAATGGCCAGAGATGCTGCGTGGATTTGAAATTCAACGTCCACGGGAAGCTCTAATGCATCCATGGTAATTACCTACCTTGGATCTATCTTACCAGCGCTGAATTAACTGACAAGCAGATCAGGTCTGACGTTCGTGACTGCATTCTCACGTAGGTCCCTGATTTCTTTCGGGATTAGGCGGCCAGGGTCGACATCAGCTGCTTCAAGCCCTAATCCAGCGTCCTTTACGTATTCTTCGAGAAAGCGTTCGGCTGATCTGGACTTCATGACTTGAGCTGCATTTCTTAAGGGTATTTCGAGCCGTCCAATAGGCGCCTGCGAATAACACGGTGAACGTTACGACGCAAAGCCCCATAGTTTTAAACTCAAGTACCCTCTATATTGTACGAAGGGTCCTCCGAGACAATGGACGATATTGGATTTCAACGTGAATTACTCACTGCAGCTATTGGTGGCGTCAGCAAGACACAACTGCTGAGAACACTTACAAAAAAATACGGCTGTACCGAAGAATATATAAATGAAGCCCTTGACCTCTGTTCATTAAAAACTAAGCCCGAAAGCATTAGACACAAAGATTTTTACGATTGCCCGATAACTAAAAAAGCAAAAAAAATAAATTATCCATTTACACAGATTTATAAACAGGAAGATTTTTTAAGTGAAGCCGAATGCTCTGATCTGATTGACCTTATGAACCAAAATCTTAGGCCTTCCACAGTGTCTGACAAGACAGACAGCAACTGTGTCAGTTCTTACCGGACAAGCACGACCGCTGATCTACACTACTTTGATAACGATTTTTACTTACAACTAGATAAAAAAATTAGTGAGTTTATGGGATTAGAACCATTTCTCGGTGAGGCCATACAAGCTCAAAAGTACGAGCCAGGCCAATATTTCAAAGAGCATTGGGATTTCTTTGATCCTTTGACCACAGAATATAAAATTTATTGCGAATGGATGGGGCAAAGAACTTGGACAACAATGATATATCTAAACGATGTTGAAGAAGGTGGAGAGACGTGGTTTAAGCACTTAAAACTCACAGTCAAGCCCAAGCGCGGTCTGCTTCTTGCGTGGAATAATCTTTACAAAAATGGTATTCCAAATTTTAAAACAATGCACGAAGCCTTCCCACCAAAACAAGGTAATAAGTACGTGATCACTAAATGGTGGCGCAGCTGGGCCTTAATTTGATTGGTTCTTCTGTTTCATGGCTAGTGCGATAGCCAAAGCCTGCTTGCGATTTGTCACTTTTTTACCACTACTGGATTTAAGTTCGCCTGCTTTGAACTCAGACATTACCTTTTCAACTTTGTCTTTCATATCAGATCACCATTTAACCTTGTGGCTCCAGTAACGAGCTGACATCTTGTCAGGACTCGAATCCTGCGCATCGTGCCTGGCGTAGTAAGAAGCCTTACGCGCCTTCTCTTTAGCTGTTTTAGGGTTTTTACCCGCACCTTTTACGCCTTGTTGACCGAAACGAATAATCTTCTCCTCACCTTCCTTGCAGGCTTTCACTACATGGGACTTGGTGTCGTGGTCGGGAGTCCGCTTCGGCTTGTTGCATTTCATCTGCTCCTTAGCAAGCCTCTTTGCTTTTGCTCTATCAGCCATATCAGACCTTCAGAACGCCTCTTTCGACCTTACCGATAATATCGTTGCGCACTTCTCCCCTCAGCGCAGTGTCTCCAGGCCCAGGAACCCGCTTCTCTTTCATGCGCTCAAGAAAGTCTGAAAGAAACTGTTCTTCAGACTGATATCCAGCTGATGGAGAAATCATTATCAATATATGTTTGAAGGGAATCTGTGCTTGGTAGCTTTATAGAGTTTGGTTTTTGCTCTAACCACTCCTTGATTTTAACTGATCTCTCTTCAGTAAAATGAATATTATTTTCAGTGTACCACTCGTCCAGTAACATGGAGCCTTTTGATCTATTGCACGACGAGCAGCAACAACACATATTTGATCTAATGTTGTGACCACCCTTGTGTTTTGATAGGATGTGATCAATGGTTGCGGTGTCTTGCGTTAGATGCTTACCGCAGTAGGCACAAGCCCAATCCCAAGAAGCAAAAATATAAAGTTTAAATTTGCGCCTTGCAAGTTTTGGGGTTAAGACAATGAGATTGGCTAAAAGATCTTGCTCGCAATGAAACACGTCCAGCATTCCAACCTTGTCAAAACTTTATGCTGCACACACTTGTACTTTTGCTATGAACTAATTAATCAATTAATCCGATTAAATTTAAATTTTCTATATCTTCTGCAGGATCATAATCAGAATCCTCAATAATCTTAAGCAGGAAGTAGTGCAATCTATCCAGCACCCAACGCAAGTCTTCGTCAGGGACGTCTCTGATGATTGCATCTAACCGCATTTCACGAGATGGCGGTGAAATGTGGTCTGCCACTAAACAGAGCGCATTGTATCGGTTTTTGTTAATGTCTTTCAACATCTTAACGATCGAAATCTTCTACAGGAGTTTCTTCAAGTGCAGCAACACGTCCACGGACAATAGCCACACCCTCCAGTGCTCCAGTGACTTTGAGGTAAAGCTCTTTATTGCGCATTAACTCAGCCTCACCAGTTTTGATGAATTCAGCAAGCTCTTCCTGCTGCTTGACCAGCTGTTTCTCTGTGTCTGAAAAAATCTCTTCCATCTTGTTTGGACGATTCGAAATAAGTATAGCTTAATTTTTCCGGCAATTCAGCCATCCAAAGGCACTGCAACCGCCACCAAAAAAAATACGATTACGAGACTCTTCAATGTCATATGTCACCGCTTTACCACTGCCCTCTTCATTAGAAACCCAAAAACCCCTTTGGATGTCAGCCCGACCAATTGAGTCATGTGCTAACCAGTGCGTGTCGCTGTAGCCGTAGATAAGAATGCAATACGTAAATCCGCGTGGTTTCTCAGGTGTACCTTTAATTACAAGCCCTACAGGAATGCTTAGACCTTGATCAATCGTTTCTTTAATGTCACTTTCATCTAAATCTCTGACGAACTTCATGGGAACACCCATCTCGCGCAAGATATCAAGGTGTGTGGTGGCTTTTGAAGAATCACCATAGTTGCCAACCCTGCTTACATACTCTTCATAAGTGTCATTATTAAAGAGTTTTTGCTGAAGGAGGCACGCTCCTAAAGTGCAGGATAGAGATTTCGCAGCGTCAGTTACTCCGTTGTATGGGTGGTGGATGTAAGGGGTGTCTGGCAAAAACCTGAAACCTTCTGACTCCAAATACGGAGGGGCTGCCGTCGGTATGTTGCTATCGATCCAGTCCTGATTTTTAATCCACCAGGGTCCAATCACTGTCCTTATCTTTGTATAACCTTCTGAAGTATTGAGAATAAAGCAATTCTTTAGATGTCTGTCCTTAAGGACAAGAGCATACTGGTCTGGCGCCAAATCCTCAGTACGCCTCGGCTCCTCTAGAAGCTCTGTATTACTGATCGAGGTTAGGTCAATAGAAGCACCTGGCCGACCTAAAATCATTTAGCTGGAGGTGTCTGATCCTTTGACTCAATTGTAAACTTTTTTTCAGATTTTTTGGTATCTTTATCATCTTTTCTAGAGACTCCATACACAGCCAAGACTGACGTCACCAAGGATGAAATGAACGCTGCATCAATCTTTGCATAACCCATGTAGCTTGCAGTCAACATTGCAAGAGCCCAAGAAAGGACACCAGCAGGGACGAGAGTCGCCAAAAGATCCTTAAAAGAGAACTGTGAGTCATCATCTTTCATCTCAACATTTTATACTGAATGTGCTCCTACTAAGATCAATATACAAACTAGGTTTTTTTATGTGGAGGCTGCTTGTAATTATCGCTTTTGCGGGAGCACCTGCTTACGCTGATATTACCCACAAACTACAAAGCTCAGTCCAGCTGACTGTTGACGCCGCCGCAACGAACGCAATGAGGCTAGGCTCCTCGTTTTCCGTCAGCGGCAATGGTGTAGATACTACGGATGGCACAACTGCAAATACTATTTCAGCCGGAACAATAACTCAAGGTGTGTATGCGCCAGGAACTATCGCTGCTACGCAAGATACGCCTGGTAGTGCGTTCTCTTTTAGTCAGTCCTATATCGCAGGGGATGCAGTTCCAAGCTCTGCTCCAACCGTAGGAGCTGTCCCAAACTTCTCCAGTGTGACGAGTACGTCAGCTGGGACAGCAGGAAGCTTGGCTGGAACCATCACATCTGCAGGTGCAGTCTCTGTGACCGCAGGTGGAGCTGGAACAACGGCTACAGGACAACACGTAAGCGAAATTACTGTCCGATAGATGGACCGTTTACATGAGGGAATTGCTCTAGGTTTTATCCTAGGACTGCTTCATGGATTAGTGCAGCCTGGCTACTCAGTGCCTGTTGTCCCTAACTTCACGCAAGGTAGTTTGACCCAAAAAACAGAAACAACTTCTGTCGTGACTGAGGTAATAAATTCTATGGATTACAACACGGGCTACCAATACTCCGTGACCGGCACTAATATAAAGAACACAGGAAACAGTATTGCGCCCTCCACAACATCTGGAAATAGCAATACTCTTAATGGCGTTACCAGCACATGGACAACACTAGATGCTGCAAACAAGCCAAGCTGGTCAATAATCGACAACACCAAGGGATTTCAATTTACCGAGACGCTACAGGCTCCTGGTTTGGCAAATCACACGATTGTAAACAGATCTACAGAGATAAGAAGCGTCACAGAAAGTACATCCATTTTCTCGCAATAGGGATAGCGTCGTTGCTTGGGGCACCCTCATGGGCAGCTGATGTCGGAGGTGTCAGCGCCACTGCAAACCCAATTGCTAACAGCAGCGGCAGCGTAACTAATCAGGCTATTCAGGTACTTCAAGGACCTTATATCACTAATACTTATGGGGCTGGTATTCAATGCCAAGGGCCGACCCTTAATGTCACACCGTTTATGACACGGACTGGCTCATTTCAACAGCCTTTCGAAGACTATTACAATGACCCTGTCTATGACACCAGTGATTTAAATGACGATGGAGTACTAGACAACCCTGGGAAAGTCCTGTATTACAAGCCAGTAAGGACAGGTCAAAAAAATAATTTTAGCTGGAATGCTGGCCTCTCTGCAACGCTTTCTATACCTCTTGACGGAGGTCTTCAATCAAGATGTAAGCGAGCTGCAAATGCACAGATTGCAATACAAGAACAAACCTTGGCCAATCGAAGGCTTGATTTTGAAATTGCGCGTCTTAAAAATTGTGGCGTATTAGCTAAGCAAGGTATAACGTTTCGTCCTGGCTCACAGTTTGCAAAAATATGTGCGGACATTGTGGTGAAAATGCCCAATGAAACTGTGTCTCCTCATGTGCACCCTATTTCTTTAACGACCGTCTTAGCGCCAGAAGAGCACGATTCCGATCCCGCTGAGCAAGGACACGCTCACGGACTGAGTCAACCTTTGTCTTCTTCCCAAGTACGTCAAACAGTTTCTTCTGGGTCTTCTTCACAACAGGCTTCACCAGCTTTAGAAGCAAGTCGGCAAGCGGCTTTGCTAGGAGGGCCGCTGAAGTCGCAACAATAGCGATCGAAGCTGTCGTGGTTACCTGCTGCGGTGTAGGCAGGAAATCGATCACGGTTGTCTTTGTCTCCACTGGCTGAGTCGGGACGGTTTCTGAAACTGGTTTAGCAGGCTCTGCAGGCGGTTCTTGAGTACTCTGTGTAATCGGCGGCTTTGGCTTAGGTAAATTCGTCGGTAACTCTGGAGTAGCAGGAACTTCTGGGGGCTGTGGTTTATAAGCTGGAGCAGGTGTCTCTACGGTATAAATTAAATCTTGTGGTGAGTAGTCAAGAGGAGTAAAAGATGGTGCATTTGAGTCGCAGTAAGTCTTGACACCATTCTGGTCATCCTTTTGAATCGAATTAGATCTATTTGATAAAGGGTGTGACTCTACACATCCGGGCATTAAAACAATCGGTGTTCCGATATTGACAGTAACAGGCACCTCAATTGTGTTCACAACAGGAGGAAGCACCATCCAAGAATGAACCTGAACGGTGTTGATTTTATTGATACCTATGTCAGGTATCTCAGGCATCACCTCATTGGGATAGCTGGTCCAGTCTGTTTAGGAAGAACTTTCAGCTGACTTTGATGCTGAGAAGTCATCTCCGGCTTTATTTTATCGGAAAACATGGAGTCCATGTTGCCGGTCAAGTTTTTTGTCTGCGCACTAAGTTGGCTTGTTAGCTGGCCGCCGATGCTCTCCATCAACGCCTCCTTTTGCTCTTTGATGATCGCGTCTTTATTTAAGTAGACGTAACCGATCAGCAGATTGGGAAAAAGCGCAAGTACTGTGATTGCCAGCCTAAAAATTAAAGTCACCAAGGTACACCGCTGAGTTTTGTTGGAGAAATTTTCTCGGTGAGGGCGGCTTCAAGAGCATTTTCAATATCAGTAACTTTATCGGCACCACCAATAGCAGTCTGCACCCAACCGATAATCGTCTCTTCATTCAAAGAGTCATAAGCGATAAGTTCACCTTCGGGGCGCTCGACACCGACGCTTCCGTAAGCACCTTGAGAATAAGCTTGACCTTTAGAATCTAATGCGTCACTGACAGCAGTTACAGAATAATGAACGTTATAGACATATCCATCTGAAACCTCTCTATCGAGAGTGTTAATGGACCAAGTAGTGGTGATTGCCATGCGCTTAAAGTGCCTTTACAAATTATAAATCAAAACTATTTTGTCAACTTTTGGTAGACACTCCTCAACTTCGAGTGTAACTTGAGCGCCCCACGTTGCCATGGGGCGGTTGCTAATCATTCTTCTGTTTCTTCCACTGCTTCAACAACCTTCTCAGGTTCTGTAATGACGCGACCAGCGGCATCAGTCCAGTCGGTATCAATCATGTGCTGATCTTTACGTTCGCCAACAACCATCCAAGACACCTTGCTTGTTGCTGTTGCATCTTGAGCGGCAATTGTTAACACATTGCCTGTGACTGAACCTTTAACAGCGATCCAATCAGATTCGTTACTTGTAAAACAACTAACGTTGGTACAAAGCACTTCAAATGTGCCTTCTGACATACGACCTGCAGTATCAATGTTAACTGTTGCTTGACCATCAACTAAGTCAACGTAACCGCGATAAATTAGATCAGCCTGCGGTCCTTCAATAAAAGAGTGAACAAGATGATGCGTTTCGGCTTTAGCAGGTAAAGGATGGCTGATTTTAAATGAGCCTGACCCCTTAGAAAGAGACCCAGCAAATGTCGCGTTTCCGTTACCTAGGATTGAACAAGTAGTGGTTCCAGAAGAGTTTACTCCACAGAAAGTGCGTCCACCAGCGTTAAAGTTTTGAGCAAATACAGTAGATGTATTACCTGTACTTGTTCTATTCGAATAAGCAGTAATGCCGTAGTCAACAGAAGTGCCACTTACTGCCGCATGACCAGTTTTTACTCTTTGTTTGAACAAGCCTTCGCCGCCTGCTGAAACAGAAAAGGTAGCTGTTGAATTGCCGGTCGTATAGCCTCTATATATAAACGAGCCTGTACTATCAAAAGAGGCAGAGAATCCACTCTGTCCGTCTATTCTCGATCCATTATTAGCCCCTGCGCCAGCGTCCCCTTGTGAAATAATTGTGCTAGCAAAAGTGGCGGTGCCGTCTGAAGCAATGGAAGCCTTTGTTGTTCCGTTTAGCTTGGCATGAAAACAACCGTCACCACTACTCGTTCGGTTTACTGATAAGACACCACCAAACTCAGCAGTGCCTGTAGCAGTAATATTCCCATCGCTACTAATCCTCATCCGCTCCGTAGGGCTCGATGCACCAGCGGCGGTGGTGGAAAATACGAGACGGCCAGGTTTGTCATTAGCGGCATGAGCACCGCTTGCTTGACAAGCAATGCGAGCAACTTTTTGAGACCCCCCATCGGTTGAACGAAAGTCAATAATTCCGATAAAATCGTCAGCAGCTACTGAACTATCTTCTCTTCCAAGTAGTAACTTACCTGCGCTTGAGGTAAATATTTGAACTTTAGCGTTTGCATCGCTTTCTGATTGGTCACTGCTGGTTCCCAGTAACATCCGGCCACTTGAGTCGATTCGTAGCGCCTCAACCGATGAAGTACGAAACTGCATTGAATTATCAGCGTGATCGTATCTCAGCATTCCTGCAAATTCAGCAGAAGTTGCTGTGTTATCTCCAAAATAAATGGAGCCTTTGCCGGAAGTTGAAGTTTGGAGAGAGATTATTTCACTTGCAGACGTATTATCACCAAGCTGTAAGTCACGGACAGGCGACGCCGTGCCTATACCAATCCGATCATTTCCACCATCGACAAACAGCATGTGAGTCTGGCCATTTGACTCGACGCGGAAGTCAACATCATTGCTGCCGTCGTTGAATACAACTTCAGAACTGCCAATCTCTAAACGCTCAACACCACCTGTGGTGACATTCACCTTATCTGCTGCACTACTGAACAGACCACTATCAGTGCCGCCTAACTGAAGGGACGAAGTAGCAGCTGAACCGTCAGCTAAATTAACAGTAAGCCCACTTGCAAGCTTTGAAGTAGTGACGGTCGCATCACCAGGAGTATTAGTATCTGTTACGTCGCCCTGAATGACACCAAAGAAATCAAGGCTGGCTGCAGGAGCCGTGGTAAAAGTAATCTGATTACCTGCGATGGTGAAATCAGTGAGAGGGTTCTGGATTATACCGCCAACTGAAATCCATAGCTGGAGGGCACTTCCAACACTTACGTTCTGGCTTGCGATCTGTAACGTGAATGTCGTCTGGCTACCATTAAAGCCACCGGAAATGTCGTCTAACTTACGGTTCTGGCCACGAACCAGCTGCTTTCCAATGTAAGGCACTTTCTAACTACATCTAGATAGATCTATTCTAAAGGTCTTATTCTTGTCAATAAAAAACCACCCCTTGAAGGGATGGTTCAAACGATCAGGCTGCACCACCTCGAGTGACAGCATCATTAAGAGGATCAAGGTCTTCACTCGTCCAGTAGGTCTTAGTAACCATAATCTGAAGATGCTCGACGTTGCGTGAAACTGTTGCTGTTTCTTCTTCGGTACGGCTGGACAGGTCCATCAAGTCATTAATGAGATTGACGGAATCCAAAGCTGCAGAATAGTTTTTGGCAATTTCTGCAGCGGTCAAAGTTTCTTCGGACATTGTTGTGTTAAAAAGTAGAGGTTAGATGCCTGCAGCATCCAGTCTAGCTTTGAGCGCAGTATTTTCTGCAGACAGTTCCTGCACAGCTTTTACCAGCGGCATCACGAACATCTCGTAGCTGATGCCTTGGATGTCTTCATTGTCAACAGTCCAACCAGCAAAGTCAGTGACGTTGTGATCATCTAAGGCTTGCTTTACCTCTTGAGCAATAAAGCCATACATCTTGTTGGTGTAGCTAGCTTCGGTCTTGCTTGCGTCGTAGCCGTACAAGTCGCTATCAAGCTCAGACGGTGCTTTCCATTTATAAGTAACGGTTCTGAGGTCGTTAATAAAACCAAGACCCAAATCAGCATTGGTTTGAATGTCTTTCTTTAGGCGAACATCGGAGCTGCGAGTCCACGATGCGTTTGATGTGAACTGGTTGTAGACCCTGTTACCTGAGCTGCCAAAAGTAAAATAATTATCGCCTATAGCCGAAATGCTTGTACCGATTGTAATTGAATATACTTGGCTATTTGCAGCAGCGTCAGCGTTATAACCAACGCAAATATTTGAAGCGCCAGTAGTAATTGCGACACCCGCACCTTTGCCAATTGCAGTGTTGTTATTGCCAGTGGTGACGTTATAAAGAGCACTTAAACCAACCGCTGTGTTATTAATAGCACTGGTATTGTTATAAAGAGCTTCTTTTCCAAAGGCTGCGTTGCTGTGACCAGTTGTGTTGGTAAACAAAGCAGCACGTCCGGTAGCCGTATTATCTGAAGCAGTGGTGTTGTTATAAAGAGCAGCCCATCCAGCGGCGGTGTTTTTACTTCCAGTGGTGTTGCTATATAAAGCTTGATACCCATTAGCTGCACATTCAGCGCCAGTAGTGTTTGTATAAAAAGCTTTATATCCGACAACACTATTAAAGCTGCCAGTAGTATTGTTAAAAGAAGATTGAGAACCGACCGTAACATTTCCCGTGCCAGTGGTGCTATAAACCAAAGAATTAAATCCAACAGCTACATTGTCAGATCCAGTGGTGTTAGCAGTAAGAGCACCTTGTCCTATGGCAGTGTTTTGATCAGCAGTAGTGTTTGCGTAAAGAGCTTTTCGTCCAACGGCTGTGTTGCTATCACCACTGACGCTGCTATAGAGAGCCTTAAACCCGATGGCTGTGTTGTTATCAGATTGGGTATTTGAATAAAGAGCTTGTCGCCCAACAGCTACGTTGTTACCACCAATGGTGTTAGCCCAAAGAGCTTGGTAACCAATAGCTTCGTTGTTAGCGCCAGTGGTATTGGTATAAAGGGCTTGGTATCCAATGGCGTTATTTTGAGCACCAGTGGTGTTGTTATACAGGGCTCTATACCCGTGAGCGGCGTTGTTAGCAGCAGTAGTGTTGGATCCGAGAGCGCCTTCTCCGGTAGCTGTGTTTCTAATGCCAGTGGTGTTGGCAGTAAGAGCTAAGTATCCATTAGCCGTGTTATCAGAACCAGTAGTGTTGGCGTATAAAGCGTTAAATCCGTTAGCTACGTTGTAATTACCAGTAGTGTTGCTATATAAAACTTGGGCTCCGTTAGCTGTGTTTCTAATGCCTGTGGTGTTGGAATAAATGGCTCGGTATCCGCTAGCTGTGTTCTCAACGCCAGTGGTGTTTGCCTGGAGAGCACTGCTTCCAGTAGCTGTGTTATTAGCTCCAGTGGTGTTTGCTTCTAAAGCTCTAAAACCGAGGGCAATGTTAGATGCACCTGTTGTATTTGCTTCTAACGCTTCTTGGCCGAACGCGCAGTTAAAATCAGCAGTGGTTGTATTTTCTCCAGCTAATGTGCCAAAAAAGCTATTGTTAGATCCCGTTGTAACTGATTTTCCAGCATGCTTACCAAAGGCACTGTTGCTGCCACCAGTGGTGTTTGAATCAAGCGCTTGTGAACCGACTGCAGTGTTACTGCTGCCAGTGGTGTTCTCTTCTAAAGCTTGATAACCCACAGCCGTATTATCGCCAGCGGTCGTATTCTTTTGCAGTGCTTCATTGCCAACTGCTACGTTATTGTTTCCTGTAGTTACTGTGTCTAAAGCGATATAACCGACGGCAACATTATGCGTTCCAGTGGTTAAGTTTGCTAAAGCATTGCTACCTAACGCTGTGTTTTCGCCCCCCGTAGTGCAATCGGTAAGAGCCGATCTGCCGACAGCAGTGTTGTTATCTGCAGTAGTGTTTGCATCGAGAGCAAGATAACCAACGGATACGTTGCTAGCACCAGTGGTGTTTGCTCCAAGTGCATCTGCGCCAACAGCAACATTTTTTAAACCTGAAGTATTTGCATCTAGTGCGTTGTTGCCAACAACCGTGTTTGTCGCAACGTCACCCGCTCCACGGCCAACAGTGACCTCATGGATTAAGGCGTCTCCACCATCAACATCAAGAAGTGCTGAAGGAGTTGCAGTAGAGATACCTACCCTGTCATTACCTGCATCTATGTGTAGAAGGTTGGCATCACCATTCCCTTCAACGCGGAAATCTAAATCATTACTTGCATCGTTAAATACAATTTCTGCGCTGCCAAACGAAGCACGCTCAACACCACCTGTCGTGATGATAATTTCGTCAGACGCAGGACGTGCAAGGCCTGTGTTCGTATCTGACGTGAAAAAGATGCTTGGACTAGCAGCAGATCCGTCAGCAAAGCCACTGCTCAGACCAGTCGCACTAAATACACCAACCTCAGTACCAGCACATGCAATGCCGATTTCATTAGCTGCTTTTGAGAAGAACCCAGTATCTTTGTCCGTGACGAAGGTGATAGAGGGCGCGGCGACACTGCCTGCCGGGAAATCAACACCTACATTGACATAATCAGCACCAGCAAGAATTACACCAAAGAAGCTTGCACCACCTGATGGTGCTGAGCTAAATACAATATTACCGCCGCTAAGATTAAAACCTGATGAGCCTGTAGGATCAGGCTCTTGAATAACACCAGCGATTGAAATTAAACATTGCTGGGGGTTAATTGGTAAAGGTACAGGTGCTGCACCACCTACTTGTAGGGCAAAACTTGTAACACTGCCATTGAAAGAAGAACTAATATCATCAATGATCAGATAACTTTGAAAAGCTACCTCAAGGTCGTTACCGATGTAAGCCATTTAAAATTTTTACAGACTGGGCTGGACAGGCCAACTGATATCTTCTAATCTAGCAGCCTGATAAGTTTGAGGAAGATCACGAAGTGCTTGTCTGTATGCAGCCCAAGCGGCCTGATCAATGGTAGAGCCTGGGGTCATCACCCAGTCAGTGGAACGTAAGAGAGCGTCCCTTTTCTGTCTTACTACTCGCCAAGAAGAATCTTCCTGCGAAAGAATTGCGACAGGATTAAGAAGAGCTTCCAGCTCCTCTACACGAAGAGTTAACGCCTTTACTAATTCTGTAGCTTCATTAGTTGTTAAACCCATGACCTATTAAGGAGTCTGCTCTAAGTAGCTAATTGATAGATCTAGAGCTGTTGCCGTATTGCTACGCGCTCTAAGTACATCATTTGATTCAAGAATAATTTTTGATCCCGAAATCACCTCGAGGGTAGAACCCGCAGGAACTGGCGCATTACGAATTAGATAAACATCGTCGCCGGTGTTTGTGACCAAATAAATATCAACATCAGCGCTACTACTGGCTTTATTTGAAACAAGACAGCTAAGCAAAACCAAGGTTGCAGTGTTTCCTACAGTAAGAACGTTAGTTGCGGAATCTGTGATTACCGTAGTAACGAGGCTTGACTTGGTGTCGATTTTAAAAGTGTTTGCCATATTATCCTAAGGCGACAATCAGAGCGAGGTTTTCGGATGAATCGAATGCACCGCTTACTGTCAAACTTCCAGTAATCGTGACATTACCAGGAACGCTAATAGCGCCAGCTGAATCTATTGTAAGCCTAGCAACACCACCCGTCACGAATGACACTTGGTCAGGTCCCGGTGAAATAATTCCGGTGTTGGGATCAGAGGCAAATTTTAAAGCGCAACTACTTAATGAGCCTAAAGCAAGTTGAGAATTACTCCCATCATCTCTGAGAAGAGGAAAGCCTCCTACTGTTGCTGCATCGTGTATTACGCATGCATTCTTATCAGTGTCGACAGTAACTTCACCAGCAGCGCCTGTAAAGACTGAATGCTGGACAGTTGTGCCTCTGCGGAATTGTACTTGGGTTGCCATAGATCTATCCTAATGCAACTGCAATTGCGGTAGCAAAATCTTCTGTAGCGATTGTTCCGCTCGAATTAGGAACGGTCATCGTTCGAGTTGTCGAGGATGCTATACCAGAACACTCGAAAGCAAGTTGTTTTGTGTTGTCTGAATCATCTCTAACTCTAAAGCCACTATCGTTAGTCACTAATGCAGCTGAAGTTATTGATGTCAAGCCTGCAATAGTCGTGGCTGAACTACCTAAAGCAATTGAGGTAGAGCCAACCGTCACTGTGGAGTTTGCTAGTTGAGAATTAGGTATTGCATTTGTACCGAACTCCCCTGTCGAGCTGTTATACGTAAGCCCCGATCCTGATGCAACACTTAAATGAGCACGTACTTCACTAGCACTCGGCCCTGTGTAAGTTATTACTCCTGTCGAGTTGTTATAAGCAAGACTTCCATCCCCACCAGCGTCAGTGACTGAGATTTCACCTCTTATGTTTGCAGCTGTAACTTTTGTATAAGTAAAAGCACCTGTTGAATTGTTATACGCTAAAGATCCATGTCCCGTTCCGCTGTTACTTGCGCTTAGAGAGGTGAGTAGCGCTACAGTGCCACCGGCATCTGGAAAAAGTATTGAACGATCTGCAGTGGCATTCGTTACTGAAATAGTTGTTTCGTTCGCATCAGCACTAGAACCTTCAAATGTAATCCCAGAGGAATTTAGAAGTATTCCGTTTGCTGCATCTGCTGCACCAACTCGTACGGTAGTTGTACCTTCAAGTGTGGTGGATGTGAGAGACGTAAGACCAGCAACTGTGGTTGCAGTGGCACCAAGTGCAATGCTTGTCGAACCAACCGTTAACGAGCTGTTTGCTAGCTGGCTATTAGGTATTGCACTTGTACCAAATTCTCCTGACCCGTTGTTATACGTAAGCCCCGATCCTGATGCAACACTTAAATGAGCACGTACTTCACTTGCACTTGATCCTGTATAAGTAATTACACCGGTGCTTGAATTGTAAGCAAGAGACCCATCGCCTCCGGAATCAGTAACAGATATTGCACCTCTTGCTCTGGCATTTGTAAAGTACTGATTAGTGCCTTCAGACAGATCAGAAGTACTATTTCCAGCAAGATTTAACTTATCCGAAGAGGTGTTTAGCTCCTGGATAAACCCTGAATTTAGGATTAATGAGTTTTTTGTTGCCATGGATCTATCCTATCAGTGGTAAAAATTAACTCAGAAGAATCGGAGGTTCTAATTGAATGATTAAGTTTGCTGTTGTAGACGCCTCACCTACTCTCACTAGATATTGTCCAGCTGTCGATGGTGGTGTTGCTGTTATACCCCCGTAGCCTGTAGCAAGGTAAAACGGATCTCCTGCATCTAAACCAGAAGTAGCGAGGACACCGATCGTAAGAACACGAACTTCTTCGCCTGCATTCTTTGCGGTCTGAGCAAAACCGACAACCGTAGCTTCATCAAGCGTTCCCGCAGCTCGCGCTAAACCAACCTTGCCATCTGAAGAACGTGAATAAAGAGCTGCACCCTGAGTCACATTTTCAAAGGCTAAAGCACCAAAACCAGCAACTGCATAGACAGTTTTACCTGCCATGGTGTCTTTCAAGTCAATGAGTACTTGAGTAAACCCCTCGGCATTTGAAGAGTATGGTTTGTAATTACTGACTCCTGCCATCAGTTCAGTCTCATTGGAGGTTCAAGTTGAATGCTAAATTTGGATGTAGTTGCTCCTTCACCAACACGTGCTACAAATTCACCAGATCCTGTAGGTGATGATGTGGCTATAGCTCCAGGCGTCGTGCTGAGAAAGTACACATCGCCTGGGTCGATAGCGCTTGGATAATCAAGTAATCCAGCAACAAGTACTTTTACAATTGCACCTGATGCCGCAGCATCATCTGCAAAACCAACAACAAGAGCTTCGTCCTGTGTACCATCAGCCTGAGCTTTACCTACTTGCCCATCACTACTTCTCATATACAGTGCGTCGCCGTCAGCCACGGACTCAAAAGTGGTGGCGTCAAAACCGATCCTTTCTGGTGCAAATACAGGGAAACCTTCTTTTAGATCGATAACTGCATCAACCAGGCCACGATAGTTTGGCTCGTAAGGTTGCCGAGTCATTGTGAAGGCATTGGCAGTCATTAGGTCTACTAAGACTGCAATTGC